GCGCTCGCGCCGCTGCCGGTCGATGCGCTGCCGTCCCGAGGATACCGGTTTTCCCACGCTAGGGGCGCGGCGGTGGTGGCGCTCACCGACGTCGCCGCCGGCGGCGTGGAGGACGTGGGCGCGTCGGTGCAGGGGGCGACGGCTACCGTCGAGGTGGCGCTGTTCGCCCGATCGCTGCGCGACGGCGCCGGGGTGTGGGACCTATTCGAGGCCGCGCGCCGGGCGCTGTTGTCGTACAAACCGGCGCCGGGCTGCACGCCGCTGCGGCTGCTCTCGGCGCGGCTGGCCGATGGCGAGGCGGACACCTGGGTGCTGGCGACGCGATGGCAGACGCTGGCGCCGATGGCGCCGGATCTGGACTACGACGGCGGGCCGTTGCTGACCCGCGTCACGTTTGAGGAGATTTGATATGCCGATGTACCGCTATACCGGCCCGCTGACCAGCCTGACGCTGACCGGCGTTGGCGATGTGATCCTGCGCCCAGACTGCACGGTGGAGCTGCCCGACTGCGACGTGGTGGCCGTGCTGGCGGCCATGGGGCGTCTGCAGCCCGTATCCGAGCCCGCGCCGGCCGAGGCCGCCGCGCCCGTCAAGCCGAAAAAAGGAGATTGATTTATGGCCGCCAATTTTCTGCACGGCGTTGAGACCATCGAGATCGACAAGGGGCCGCGCCCGATCACCCAGGTCAAAACCGCCGTGGTGGGGCTGATTGGCACTGCGCCTACCGGCCCCGTCAATCGGCCGACCATCGTGCTCTCCGAGCGCGATGCGGCGCAGTTTGGCACGGTCGCCGATGCCGCGAGCGCCGGGCACAGCATCCCGCAGGCGCTGGACGCGATTTTTGACCACGGCGCGGGTACGGTGATCGTGGTCAATGTGTTCGACCCCGCGGTCCATACCGTCACCAACGAAACCGGCAAAACCCCCATCGCCGCGAGCCACATCATCGGCACGGTGGCCGCCGATGGCAGCCGCACCGGGCTCAAGGCCCTGGAGGACACCTATAGCCTGTTTGGATTCAACGCAAAAATCCTGATCGCTCCAGGCTATGCAACGCTCAACGCGGTGACGACCGAGCTCGTCGCCATGGCCGATAAATTGCGCGCGGTGACGCTGATCGACGCGCCGGCTGGCGTTACGGTGCAGCAGGCCATCGAGGGCCGCGGCCCGGCAGGGACCATCAATTTCAACACCTCGAACGCCCGCGCGGTGCTGTGCTATCCGCACCTCAAGGTCTACGACCCGCGCACCAATTCCGAGCGGCTGGAACCTTTTTCGTCGCGCCTGGCGGGCGTGATGTGCAAAACGGACATGGAGCAGGGCTACTGGTGGAGCCCGTCGAATCACGAGATTTCGGGGATCGTCGGCGTGGAGCGCGCCATCACCGCGCGCGTCAATGACCCGCAGAGCGAGGCCAACCTGCTCAACGAGGCGGGCATCGTCACGGTGTTCAACTCGTTCGGCACCGGCTACCGTGTGTGGGGCAACCGCTCAGCGGCCTGGCCGAGCGTGACCCATCCGAAAAATTTCATCAACGTGCGCCGCACGGCGGATGTGCTGCACGAGTCGATCGAATACGCGATGCTGCAGTTCATCGACCGGCCCATCAACGACGCGCTGATCGACGACATCCGCGGCAGCGTCAATGCGTTCATTCGCACGCTGGTGGGGCGCGGGGCGCTGATCGACGGCAGCTGCACCTACGATCCGGCCAAAAACCCGCCGACCGAAATTGCGGCAGGCCATCTCACGTTCGATCTGACGTTCATGCCGCCGACGCCGGCCGAGCGCATCAGCTTCGAGAGCTTCGTCGACATCAACCTCTTGCGCGGCCTGGGCGGCCAGCAATAACGGGAGCGAGACATGGCCAAAATCGAAATCCATCGCATCACCAACGCCAACGTCTATCTCGACGGGCAATCGTTGCTCGGCCGCGCCGAAGAGGTGCAGCTGCCGCAGGTCAAGGCGAAAATGGTCGAACACAAGGCGTTGGGCATGGTCGGCACCATCGAGGCGTTTGCGGGATTCGAGAAGCTCGAGGGCAAGATCAAGTGGGCGAGTTTCTACGCGGATGTGCTGAAAAAGGCCGCCAACCCGTTCAAGGCCGTGCAATTGCAGGTGCGCGGCTCCATGCCGATCATCGTCGGCGGCTCGGTCAACCGCGAGGCGCCCATCGTCGCCATCCTGTCGGTGCTGTTTACGTCGATCCCCGGCGGAACCTACAAACAACACGAGAACGTCGAGATCGAGACGGATTTCGTGGCGTACTACATGAAACTGACCGTCGACGGCCAGGACGTGACCGAGATCGACGTGCTGGAAAACATCTACAAATCCGGCGGGGTTGACCTGCTGGCGCAGTACAACGCCAACATCGGGGGGTAATGGATGAGCGAGCAAAAACTGAAACTGGCCTATCCGGTCAAGCTCGCCGACGGCCGCACGCTGGCCGAGCTCACGCTGCGCCGCCCCAAGGTCCGCGACCTGAAACAGGCCGCGCGTTACTCGGACAAAACCGAGGAACAGGAAACCGCGCTGCTGGCGGCGCTGGCGGGGCTCACGCCGGAGGACATGGACGAGTTCGATCTGGCCGATTACCGGGCGCTGCAGGACTCGTTTCGGGCCATGCTGGATACCCGAGAGTGAGCTGTGGCGCGCGTCCGGGCTGCTGGCGCGGTGGTTCAGGTTCCCGCCGTCGGAGATCGACGCGCTGACGGTGGATGATCTGATGCGCTGGCTGGAGGTGGCGCGCGAGCAGATAGAGAGGACGGGCTGATGGAGCTGAGTCTCGGCATCCGGCTGGGCGTGGTCGGCGCAGGCGCCGTAGGCGCGGCGCTGAGGTCGGTGCGCGGATCGCTCGACGGCCTGGGGCGCGTCATGGGCGAGCTGCGGCAGCGCCAGGTCGACCTGGGCGCGGCGATACAGCGCCATATGGGCACGCTGGCGCCAAAGACCCTGGCCGCGCTCAATAGGGACTACGAGCGCCTCGGCCGCGCCATCGACGACGTGCGCAAACGGCAGGAGGCTCTGGGTCGGGCCATGGCGCGCCGCCAGGCGCTGGCCGATGAGCGCTCGCGGCTCGGCGGGGAGCTCATGGGTACCTACGCTACCGCCGCCGCCGTGGGCGCGCCGGTCGTCGCCTCGGTGTCCCAGGCTGCCGGATTCGGCGACGCGATCAAAGATATCGCGATCGTGGGCGAGCTCTCGCGCGAGCAGGAGCGCGTGCTGGGCGAGAGTCTGCGCGCCATCGCGCGCGAGACCAACCAGACCGCGCGCGACATGGCCGCCGGCGTCTCGATGCTGATCGCCAACGGCATGGAGGCCGAAAAAGCGGCCGAGCAGGCGCGGCTGCTGGGGAAATTCACGACGGCCACGCGCGCCAGCATGGACGATGCGGCCCGTATGATGGTCAGTTTCGATCTGCTGGGCGTATCGGCCCAGAACATGGAGCTCGCGTTTGCGCAGGCGGCCAAAGCGGGCAAGCTCGGCAGTTTCGAGGTGCGCGACATGGCCAAATGGTTCCCGCAGCTCGGGGGCTACATGAAGGCGATCGGCATCACCGGCAACGAGGCGGTGGTCAACATGGCGTCGCGCCTGCAGATCGCCATGCGCACGGCGGGCAGCACGGACGAGGCGGCCAACAATTTCCGCAACTTCCTGGCCAAGCTGACCAGCCCGGACACCCAAAAAGATTTCGAGCGGCTCGGCATCGATCTGCAGGGATCAATGCTGCGCGCCGCCCGTCAGGGACTCGACCCCATCGAGGCCGGCGTGGGCGTCATCATGCACAAAATGGCGCAGCGCAGCCCGCGGGTGGCGGCCGAGCTCCAGGCGCTGTCGGACGAGATCGCTGGGATCGAGGACCCAGCGCAGCGCGCGGCGGAGCTGGAGCGTCGCCGCGCGATGATCGAGGCGCTCGGCGAGCGCGCGGGGCTGGGGCAGATGTTCCAGGATATGCAGGCGATGTCCTATTTGCTGGCGGAGCTCCAGAACCGCGACGACCTCAAAAAAATCCAGGCTGAGACCGCAACTGGCCGCGGCGCGTCGGGCCAGAGCGCGCTCGACGAGGATTTCGCCAAACGGATGGAGTCGCCGATCGAGCAGTTCAAACGGTTTAGGATCGAGCTGCAGGATCTGGCGATGACCGTGGGCGATGCGCTGCTGCCGCCGCTACTGGACATCGTGCGCGCGGTGCAGCCCGCCGTGGCCGCGTTTGCCGCCTGGGCCAAAGAGCATCCGACGCTGATCAAGGGCATCATCGGCGCGGCGCTGGGCATGGCTATGCTCAAAGCGGCGGTGCTCTCAGGCGCGTGGGCGGTCAATTTTTTTGTCCGGTCTCCGCTGGCCCTGCTCGGCGTGGGCTGGCAGACCGTGGCCGCGCGCGTGGCCATCGGCCGCGCGGCGCTGATCGCCGGCGCCTCGCCGCTGCGCGCCATCGGCGCGGCGGCTGGACTGTCGGGCGGGATGATTGCGCGGCTCGGTGCGGCGTTTGTCTGGATGCGCGGCGCGGCCACAACGGCGCTCATGGCCGTGGGGCGAGCCGTGCTATGGCTGGGCCGGGCGATGCTGGCCAATCCCGTCGGCCTGGTGCTGACCGCCATCGCGGGCGCGGCGTATCTGATCTGGCGCAACTGGGACAGGATCGGGCCTCTGTTGGGCGGGGTGTGGGATCACATCAAGAGCGGATTCGACGCGGCCTGGACGTGGCTCACGGGCCTGCCAGGTCGTATGCTCGACATCGGCCAGCAGATCGTCTCCGGCCTCATCGACGGCATCAAATCGAGGCTCAGCGCGGCCAGAGATGCGGTGGTTGGTCTCGGCGAGTCGGTGCGGGACGGCCTCAAAAACCTGCTTGGCATCCGCTCGCCGTCGCGGGTTTTTGCCGAGCTGGGCGGGTTTTTGGGCGACGGTTTGTCGCATGGAATGCGTGCAAGCCTCGGCGTGGTGAAAGCCGCGGCCGGGGCGATGGCGGGCGCGGCGATGGTGGCGCTATCGCCGCCCGCGCTGGCCGCTCCCGCCGTGCAGGCCGTGCCGGACGCCGTGCGCACGATCCGGCAGGCTGTGTCGCCGGCGGCGCTGCCCGAGCCCACGGATGCGCTGCGCACGATCCGGCAGACGCTGGCGCTGTCGCTGCCAGACGTGCCCAAGGCCGCCGGCGCCGGGGCGCAGGCTGCCGCGCCCATGCAGATCACGTTCGCGCCGCAGATCACCGTGCCCGGCGCGGCCAGCCCTGAGGCGGCGCGCGAGGCGGTAACGCAGGCGGTGCAGCTGAGTTTCGCCGAGTTCGAGCGCCTGATGCGCCGCTACGAATCCGAGCGCCGCCGCGTCGGCTGGGAGGCGACGACATGAGCCTCTATGCCGTGCTCAATGATGTCGAGCTCGAGATCATCACCTGGCTCGACGGGATGGCAGCCAGTTTTGCCGCCGACTATGCCGAGCAGGGGCTGATCGGGCGCAAGAGCCTGCTGCAATACACCGGGCACAGGCCGGACGAGATCCGGATCGATGCGCGGCTGCACGCGCAGTGGTGCAACCCCGCCGAGGAGCTGCGCCGCGTCAAATCCAAAATGGACGCGCGCGAACCGGTTGCGTTTGTGCTGGGCACGGGCGAGTATCGCGGGGTTTTCGTCATCTCGGATCTGCAGCTGACGACGACCCAGACCGATGGCCGGGGAGCGGCCATCGCATTCGAGCTGTCGATCACGCTGCGGGAGTACATCGGCGACCCTGCCGAGCCCAACCCGCCTGGCGTGGTCACGGCGGGCTACCGCATCCCCATCGAGACCGCGAGCGTGAGCGGGCCATGGATGATGGCCGGCGCGCCGATTGGATCGCCGGGCGGCATCGCGCGGGCGGTGTCGGCCGGAGTGTCGGCCATCGCCGGCGGGGCGCGGATTGCGGCCGATGTAGCCAGCCTCGCGGCGATGGCACAGAGCAGCCCGTCGGCGGCGGCTATGGCGCTGCCCGGAGTCGCCGCGCAGGTGGCCTCATTCGGGCCGTCGTTGCCGGTGGAGCTCATGACGGGGCTGCAGAGCGTCGCCCGTGTCGCGGCCGATGCGGCGACCGTGGCGGGGGCGTTTTCCGACGCCCGCAACCAGTTCGGCCTGGCAACGTCGGCGCTCGATGCGGGGCTCCCCGGCGTGTCGTCGGCGCTCTACTCGGTGAGCTACGGCGCGCGCGTCCTCGAGGGCGCGCGCGGGGCGCTCTCGCGCATGGCCTCTGCTGCCATCTGCCGGCTGCCTGCCGCCGAGGAGTGGGCATGACGCGCGCGATCCTGCACACCGTGATCGACGGCGACCGCTGGGACCTGATCGCCTGGAGATACTACCGCGACGTGCGCGAGATCGGCCGGCTCATCGACGCCAACCCGCACGCGCCGAGGTCCGGCCTGCTGCCGGCTGGAATCAAAATTGCCGTGCCGCTGATCGAGCGGCCGGCCGCTACTGTCCATGCAGGGCTGCCGCCGTGGAAGCGCTGACGCCGCAGGCGCGCATCCTCTACAACGGGCGCGACATCACCGCCGATCTCTCGCCCTATCTGATGCGCGTGAGCTACACCGACCGGCTCACCGGCGAGGCCGACAGCCTGGACGTGGAGCTGGCCGAGACCGACGCCGTCACGAGCCGCTGGCTCTCCGAGTGGTACCCCGCCAAGGGCGTGGGAATGTCGGCCGAGATCGGCTACGCTGGGCAGGCGCTCATGGCCTGCGGGTCGTTTGACGTGGACGAGATCCTGGTCGAGTCGCCCCCGCTGGCCATCCGCATCCGGGCGCTGGCCACGGGTGTGTCGCGCTCGGTGCGCACCCGCATCGGCCGCAAATACGAGCACACCACGCTCGCCGCTATCCTCGACCAGGTGGCGGGGCGCATTGGCGCGCAGCGCAAGGGCGAGGTGGCCGACATCCAAATCGATCGCGTGACCCAGTATCAGGAGACCGACTGGGCTTTTGCCGTGCGCCTGGCGCGAGAGTACGGCTACGCGCTGAAACTCACCGACAACAACAAAACCATGGCGGTGGCGAAGCTTGGCGAGGCGTCCGACCCCGTGCGCACGCTCGCTCCCGGCGATATCACGCGCCTGACCTACCGCGACCGCATCACCGAGGTCCCCAGCCGCACCGAGGTGCGCCACCACGATCCGGCCACGGGCGAGCTGGTGATCTACGGCGTGCAAAACGGCGAGGTGGTGCCGGTGGAAAAATCCTCCGCCAGCGACACGCGCAAACGAAGCGTGCGCGCTACGACGCCGGAGCAGGCTCGGGCGCTGGCCGAGGCCGAGCAGGCGCGCCACGAGATCGACAAGACCAGCCTGGAGCTGACGCTGCCGGGCGATCCGCTGCTGGTGGCCGGCGC